TCATCAGTGTCGAGGAACACGTAGTCAACATACAGCGACGCCGCAACCAGGGATTGCTGGTAGGCCGCGGTGACCTTGGCATTGCCAGAAGAGCACGAAAGATTGGACACGGCCCACAAGCACTCATCAATCGGGCGAATATCAAGGTTAATCTTGACTTCGTGGTATTGAAGGGCAATGAGAGGAAGCGCCAACCCAGGGTTTCGGCAGTACCAGAATTGCAGGGGCACGTAGAGGGTGGTTTCCGGGAGGGCGTTACGGGGAGCGCAGACCTGGCGAGGTGCGCTGGAGTCGCAAGGACCATCAACATCCGAGAACGAGGGATCAGTCAAGAAGGTCAGCTGGGTGGTGTTACCGACCATCTTGAAGTAACCACGCTCCTGCTCCTTGGAGAGCGTGAGCTGATTCCACAAGTGCATCCAGTCACCATACTGACGATCAATGCGTTGACCACCGATTTCAACTTCAACCTGGGAGATGAGCTGTTCACCAGGGAAATCGAGCCAGCGGGCATAGACACCGTTTTGAGCGGTGGGCGCCACGACGCCGTTGGAGTTCTTCAACGACTGCCCGATTTCGGGGAGCGTCACCTGCAAGTAAGTGCGGTATGCCAAATCACCGTTTCGGCTGATCGTGCAGGTCACACGGCGACCAAAGTCGGCTTGACCGTTGAACGTTTGCTCAATGGATTCCATGGCAAAGTTCGTGTGGCGACGGTAAGTCACCTTCCAGAAGGTAATCTGAGGATTACCAGTGAGATAGACATCTTGAGCTCCATAAGCGACCAATTGCATTAAACCTCCTCCCATTGTTATAATATTGCTAAAGAAAAAAAAATTTTGAATTTTAATTTAATTAATTTAATTAAAATTCAAAAAACCCAACCAAAAAAAGTAAAGTTCAACCATTTTCTTAAATTTATATAAAAAGTCCTTAAAGTCCTTAAAGTTCTCTATAAAATTATTGTTCTCATTTATTCTAATTTCATATTGTTTTCTATAAATTTTTGTAAATAACTTTCTAAATATATTTCTTTTTTCCCTTCATGTTTTTTACAGAAATAATATTTATTATCTATTTTTTTTACATTCCATCCAGACTCAATGGCATTATATATAAACCTCATTTTTTGTAGTTTTATAAAATCTGTTTCTGTCTCTTTATTAATATTAAGACTTATTTCATTAATACTTATTTCATTAAGACTTATTTTATTAATACTTTGTTCCATTTAATCAATATATTAGAAAACATTAATTAATTCTAAACTAGCATTAATTAATTCTAAACTAGCATTAATTAAAATAAATTTAATTATTTTTAAACTATTTTTAATTAAACAAATATAACACTGTATAATCATAGTAAATGCCTGCGTTTAAGCCTAAAAATAGTAAAAAATTAATATTAATAAATAAAACAAATATAACGCTTGATGGCAAACACAAAGAAATAACTGATTCTTTTAAAAAGGAATTAACCGAAGTTCTTCCTAAACTACAAGATGAAAAAAAAGATCTACTAAAGTTATTAAAAAATCCTAATATTTCTATTGATGAAAAATTAAATATACAAGATAAAATAATTGAAATAAAAAAATATATAAAAAATATAAAAATTAAAGAAAAAGAGTATCTATTAAAAAACTCTCAATATATTTTTGATTATTTTGAAGATAAAAAAAATATTTCAGACAATAATAAACAAACAACAACTTTACTTGATAATTTTTTTAATTTACAAAAAATTGATAAAAAAGATAATTTTGAATTAAAAGAAATGAATAATATTAAAAAATATTTTTTAAATATTAATGAATCGTTTTTAGATATAGATAATTTTGTATTAAATACCGATATTTGCCGTTTTTGTAAAAAGGGCGAGATGATTCCAATTGATCACGAAGGTATATTGGTATGCAATGTATGTTCTAAAATAATGAAATATCTAGTTGAAAATGAAAAACCATCCTATAAGGATCCGCCGAAAGAAGTCTGTTTCTATGCGTATAAAAGAATTAACCATTTCAGAGAAATTTTGGCACAATTCCAAGCGAAAGAATCAACACAAATACCCGAAGAAGTCATTGAAAATATTAAATTACAAATTAAAAAAGAGAGAATAGACATCGCTCAATTAAATAATAAAGGCGCAAAAGAAATCTTGAAAAAATTAGGATATAATAAATATTATGAGCATATTCCTTTTATAAAAGACAGATTAGGTATAAAACCGCCAATTATGAGTTCGGAATTAGAAGAATTATTATGTAATTTATTTATGGATATACAAAGTCCTTACGCAAAATACTGCCCTGATGATAGAGTGAATTTTCTTAATTATTATTATACGATATATAAATTATGTGAATTGTTAGACCAAAAACAATTTTTACCTTATTTTCCCATGTTAAAGGATAGAGAGAAACGCATAGAACAAGATGAGATATGGAAAAAAATATGTAATGAACTTGATTGGGAATTCATACCAACTGTTTAAAATTTTTGATTATTTTAATGGAATAATTTTATTTAATAATTTCCGGCTTTGTCTCTTTATAAATTTTCCTCTTTTATAACATTTTTTTGTTAAAATTCGTTTAGAATCTATAATTTCTTTTTCATTTATTCCGTATTTCTTTAAGTTAGAAAACCGTTTTGAATATATAAACATATTATTTAAAGATATAAGACGTTTTTTCAGACACGCATCTACAGTTCCAACAATTATTTTTATACGTAAACCCGCAGGAAAAACTATTTTTATTGCGCCAATTCTCCCTACACCAGATAATGTTACAAATTTATTATTTGCTACTTCTGCGATAATTTCTGAATTTATTGACGCAAATGGACTATTTAAAAAAAGCTCAGATGATAAATCAACAAATCCATTTTTTCTCTCTAACATTTTTATTTCTTCCTTGTGTTTTTTTAAAAAATGAACTCTATCTAATAATTTTTTAATAGCAGGCGCTCTATCTATTGAATGTAATAAATTTATATCTTTTGAATTAACAATCTTTATTGTTTTTGTATGAGCATGATGATTCATATAATTATTAACTTCTCCTGTTGTCCTAATCATTAACTGGGTTAATGGTTCTATATTTGATTTCATTTCTGGAAGTTTCTCGTACCAATATTTTATTTTTGAAAAATCTGACATTATATAATAATGTATTATTATATAATATACCATTTTTATTCAATAACTTTTATTTTTACTACAGCATAATTAACCGCACAAATGATTAAAATATGTAATAATATATTTTTTTACAAACCCCCAGGAAATCCTACCAGATTCGCACCAATACCAAAGCCGGCGCCGGAACGGGCATTAACACCCATACTAGGAATATAGGTATCCAAAATGCTAAAGGTTGCCGCAGCGGTCAACGCAATCATCGCAATTTCATCTAAATTCAAAGAACGCTTAGGGATAGCAAAGGCCGCAATGGCAACCATAAAACCTTCAACCAAATATTTAATAGCACGTTTAACTAATTCGCTAAGATCAAGACCGTCCATAAATCGCATATTATACTAAATATACAGAAAAAAATTTAACAATAAAAAATTTAATATATGCTAAAGTTTTTATATTAAAATTTAATATATTATTGATTAAACGAACTTAAAATATATTCATTATAATAAGTTATAATGAATACTCAACAAAAATCTGAAAATGTTAATTTTGAACACAGAGTTAATCTAGACGGGTCATCTAATCCAAAATATGTTGATCTGTTAGATGAAGATAAACCCCTTTCGGGCCAAAGATTTGCGTGTCTTTCTTTTATCTCTCCAGAAAAAATACTAAAACAACGCGATTTATTTAATTTTGAGACTTTCCTAAAGCAATGGGATATGAATAAATCACTTCAAAAATATAATCATTTTATGAGTTTTCTCGCATATAAATATGGCTTAAATTTTGACAATTTAACTAAAGATTTACAAGATTTCTGTGCTGAAGAAAAAGATAATTTATTTACACATACGATTGAGGATGATTATAAAAATTTTATTGATTTAAATGAGCAGAAGCTGGATGAATCCTTTAATTCTACGCATAAGTTTCAGACGAGCGTAAGAGGTGTTAAAGTAAGAGGTTGTTATCCCAACCAACAAGAAGCAGAGTTACGGTGTAAATTGTTGCGCGAGGTTGACCCAAACCATGACGTGTTTGTTGGCCCGGTAGGTATGTGGATGCCTT